TTATTTTTTTTATTAAATTCATTTTGTTTATTTTATTTGATTCTTTCTAAAATTTCTGTGTTTTTGATTGATTCTATTTCAGTCAATTGTTTTCCTATTCCTTCTTCTACTATTACATGACTAAAATTATAATCCATTTCAGATAATATAATATCTACACTTTCTTGAGAATCATCAATTGTTAATTCTACTATTATTTGTACTTTTGTCATAAAAAGGTTTTTAATTCTTTTTGAGTTCTTGTTTCTAAAGATTCTCTACACAAATCTAACATCAATTCTTCATAATTATAAATGTCTCCAGAAAACATATCTAAAATATCATCAATGAGTTTTTGCTTATTTTCTTTTCTTTTTTGAGAAATCTTTAATGTTTTTTCTATTTTAAATTTGATAAGATCTTTTTCTTCTTTAGTTATTTCTTTCATTTTGTAAGTCTTGTTTTAAAATCATTAAATTATATCCTATATGAGTTGTCATTTTTGGATATGTTTCTTCTATTAAGGAAATAGCATCTTTTAAATTTTCGGGTAATTCTTCAAAATCTTCATCTATTTCAAATAATGATTCTTCTAAATGTTTAATTTCTTCATCATAACTATATTCTAATATAGTCTTTAAATTTTGTATATTCATATTATAAAATTTAAAGGGTAAGCTTTTAAACTTACCCTAAGATTATTCTGTTACCTCTAATTCTTTTATTTTAGAGTTTGTAAAAAACTCTTTAAACTTGTTTAATAAATTCATTTTAGTTTGTTTTTAGTTATAAATTCTTGACAATCTTTATAATAAGTTTGTGATTGACTATAAGTAGCTTTAATTACTTGTCCTATTTTATTTTTCCACCAGTCTTCTAATTCATCCATCCCTAAAATAATGTCGTAATCAAAATGATTGGATTTTTTCCAATTACCACTTTTTAGTTGTTTTAAGTAAATCAAAGTTTCACTCATAATTTTTCAAAATTAAAAGTAAAGATAGACATTTCTATCTATCTTTACTTGTTATTGATTAGTTAAGCAACTTCTTCTAATTGAGGTTCTTTAATTGTGATTTCAATATTATCATGTAGACCTCTGACAGTTTTTTGAACATATAGCATTTTAGTAATAATAGAGTTAATTTCTTTTTCTGCTTTCTTGTCCCAATAACTAGGTACTTTAAGATATTGTAAGAATGAATATTGTTCTAATTCTTTTTCTATTCTATTATATGCATCCATGTGTTCATAATCCCAAAGATTTTGAGATTCCGCTAAATCCATAATAATTTGAGTAGAGGAATGTGCATCTTTAAAATTTTTCCTAACGTATTTTTCTAAAATTTCTAAATCAGTGTTTAATTTAGGTAAACATTTTCTTATAATACTATTAGCATTATTTTTCATATCTTGATATTTGCCTAACAAACTATCAAATTTAATAGCTGTTACTAATCTTCTAAATGGTTTTGATTTTTCAAATTGTTCTGGAGTCATAAAGTTGTGATTGTTTTGTATTTTAAGTCTTTCTCTTTTACCAATAATGGCAATTCTAATATTTTTTACAATTTTAAAGTAAAATTCTGCTTTTTCTCTGTCTGTTTCATCAAAATAAACTGTTAAAAATTTATTCTTAGAACTTGCATGTACTTTTTCAGTTTGTTTATCAAAAGCACATTTTCCANANAAACTTGANTTTCTACAAANAGCTAAAGTANATTCNTCTTCTTTNTTATCTAAAACTACATAATTAGAATCTACATTTCTTGGTTTAGATTTACGTTCTTGTTTTTTANTTTCCTTCCATTGTAAAAATTCTTTAGATGTTTCTACTTGAGTTTCATCAATTANCTTGNATTTAAATTGCTCTTCTACTAAATTAAATTGTCTAATATAAGTACNCCAACTGGATTTAGNTACATTATTTAGATTTAAGATGTCCCAATAACAAAATTCATCNTGAAGTTTACCTTTTTCAGGTTTAAACCTTCTTTTGTTTTCTTTAGGAGGAACTAAATAATGAATTTNTTTTCCTTCATATTTTTCTAATAAAAAACTTTTTACATTCCTAGACGGAACTTCGTTTACTATTACAGTAGAGCTTGTATTATCTATTAAAAAATCTGCTTTCCAAACCCCTATATTTTTCTTATATAAATTTCCATAATAATCAGAATATACTACATAATGATAATTATTTAAGATAGAAAAAACTTTATTGTGTAAATATCTAGCATCTGGAAGATTTTTTACACTGAACTCTTTAGGAACTTCTGTAGCATATTTAATAATGGAATCAATACAAAAAGTTTTGTCTCTTAATTCTACATATTTAGAATGTTTATTAAATTCTTTCCAAGCATCTAAAATAGTATCATATTCTTTGACTTCTTCATTGTATTTTTCTACAAACCAATTAGCTACTGTTTCTATCTTTCTTTTTAAAAGTTCAATAGTTTCTGAAGTGTATAAAATACTTTCTCTTGATGGAGTTGGAGTTATACCAGAATCTAAATCAAACCTTAAAGCAATGGGCATGTCAATACGATTTAAACCTAATTTATTCCAATCAATTTCATAATAAACATCCTTTAAACAAAAATGCATAAAATGCGTACCGCAATTAGAAGAATGTTGCCAATGTTTATTTCTAATTATTTTATTAACCGTTAATTCTCCTCCTATATATAATAAAACAGTATCGTAATAAGAAAGTTTTTTAAGAGCTTTGTTTATAAAATCTTTTTTCTCAAAATAGTCATTAATTTTTATTTCAACTCTTACTCCATTTTCTTCTTGAGTTTGTTTTTCATAAACTAAATCATATTCTAAGAACTCCTCTCCTTGGTAACATAAAAATTTATATTCTATTCCATTTTTTCTACAAATAAAAGTTGCGCTTCGCTCTAAAGAAAGGAAAGACTTGCTTCCTATACCAAAATACCCAATAGCTTGATTATCATCTTCTTTAGTAGAAGTTAAATAATTCATCACTACATTTTCAAACTCTTCTTTATTTAAACCAATACCTTTATCTTCTATAGATAATAAAGAATCTGTAATTGATACAATTACTGGATGTTCTATTGGGTCTTTTCCTGATGCAACTACTGCATCAACAGCATTGTTTGTTAGCTCTACGATAGTAGCACTTATGGGGTCTGAATATAAGCCCTTAGTTAAAAGATATTGTAATTTAGCAATTTTATCTTGATTGATAGTAGCTTTTTTACTTGAATCTTCCCCTGTTACTAGTACATTTGTTTGTTTTTGTTCTAAAATCATATTTCTTTTCTTTTTACTAATAATATATCTTTATTGTTTAAATCTATTGAAACGCTTGTATTGTGTTTCTCTATATCTGGTTCAAAAATATATTTCTTATAAGTTTTAAATCTATCTGGTGCTCCTTGCCATCCTTTAAATTTATAAGTAACTTCATCTACTTTAGTAGAACACAATAATGCTTTATATTTTGCAGCATTATTATCCCATTTAAAGTATCCTTCATCATCTACACTTTTCATCCAACCTTTTTTATCAGATAAAGCAGGGTTCTTCAATACTTTTAAATACTTTAAATTAGACCCACTTGCAACTATAATTTCATCTTCTTCTTGTAAATCTTTTATTTCTACTTTTATCATTTAGTATTTTTTAATATTTCAATCAATGATTCAGTATTATCTTGTCTGTAAAAGTCTAAATAACAAGTAAATTTAACATCTTCATTACTAAATAGTTCTAAACTCTTTTCTACATCCGAATTGTCTTCATTACATAAAGGAACTATATCATCTACATCAAAAATGTGTATGATTTCTTTCCATTTGCTATCTTCTCTATCTATTTGGATTGCTAAAAATCTGGCTTGATTTTTATATACTTCAAACTTGTTTGTTTGTAAATTAAATATTGTCATTTTTCTATATTTATCCATTGTCCATCCCAATCTTGCCATTTAGATTGGTCATTTGTAAAATTAATTTGTAAATTTCCTTTTCTGCATCTAACCCAAACATTAGGTAACATGTTAAGTCTATCTCTTGTAGTAGGTGTATTCCAATCAGAAGTAGTAACTTGCATATTGTCTTTATCCTTTCTTGCTATACAGTTATCAAATAAGAACAGTTCCCTACCATTAGTTTGAGTATTAGATATTTTAGCACTTTTACCTTGTAAAAATGCTTCAATTACTTTTTCATGTGTTTTACTCATTTTAATTTCCAAGTTTTAATTATTTCCCAATTATAATAACAAGCATTTAAATCATTATTAAGTTTTTCTAAAATATGACAATAATCAAATCCTGATACAATTGTTGTAAAATTATTATCTTCTGTTTTTATTTTAAATCCGTAACTCATTTTAATAATTTTAATGCTGCAATAAATTCTTCTATATCTTCTAAAGGAATTTCCAATTGACAATTTCCTGTAACATTTTTAGATGTAATGGGTTCAATAAAAATAATATTTTCATTATTAAAGTTAGTTAATTCAAATCCATTACATTTAAAATATCCATTTCTTCCTTTAAATCCCGTTTGTTGAGAAAACATTATTCTTTTAGTGTTCATCATCTTTAATTTTACTTAAACCTGCTATAATACAATCTGTTAAATCAGAAATAGAAAATGCTTCATTTGCTTCTCTTTTCTTTTGAAAGAAGTTTTCATATTCTTTAGTAACCATTTCTTGTATTTTTTCTTTGTGTGTTTTATAAAAATCGCAAAATCTTCCTACATTTTGTAATTCATGTGTTAAAATAGGATAAAGCATATTAGACATGCCTTTAGAGTATTTGTTTTTATAGATTAACCACAATCCTTCTTGTAATCCTTCTACATCATAATATTGTACAGGAACATACTTTCTACCTACTTTTTTGTAATAAGTGTTGTTATTATTTTCTATTGACATTTTATTAAATGTTTTTTTCATAAATCCATTTTTATTTGTTCATAAGGCTTGTAATCTTCTAAAATAGATAAATATTTTTGTTTTAATTCAGATATAATATATTCAGTCGATACCTCCACTATTTCATTATCTGCTTCTTTATTTATACACTTGTTAAAATCAAATAATAATTGCCCAATTCCATCTTCTTCTAATAGTTTTAGTTTTCTTTTAGTTCTATAAACTTCATTTGTTACTTGTTTCATATTTTAATTTTTTATTGAATTATCCCAAATAGATTCTAACCAACCTCTTTCTGTTTCTTCCATTAGTTCTATTGTAGCTTCACCATCATTTTCTTCAGGAGAAAGATATTCTTCAGTATCATTAATTGCTTCCCATTCACAGTTTACTAAATTAGGAATTATTCCATCATATCCTAACTCTAAGGGAAGATATCCTTCTTCCAATTTTTTAATGATATCTTCTTTTTGAACATTTCCATCAAATTTTAATTTGCACCAAGTTGTTACTTTATAATGTATTTCCATTTTCTTCTATTTGTTTAATTGCTAATTCTGTAAGATAATTCCACAAATCTAAATTCCCATTTAGATTGTCTATTAAATCTAATAAAGTACCTTTAGTTATTTTAATATCATTAATTTCAAACTCTGAAGGGCTTCCAGGATATCCACTTCCATCAGCATAATACATAACCATAGGTTCTTCTGGATAATAATGTCCTTCTATAGTTAGAATTAAATTTTCAGATAATTTTAATACAACTTCTTCTATCATAATTGTGAATAATAATTATTAATTAAATCAATTTCTTCTTCAGATAAATCTTTATTAAATATAGACTCTATACATTCTATAGTGTAATTTTTTGCTTCTCCTGTAGTGTAATAATTTTCCATACAATACTCTACATCTAATTCATTTCTATTTATAGGTTCTTTAGTAATTATAAATCCTAATCTGTTTACATAATGATAGCCAGGTATTATCCACATGTCATTATTCTCCCCATCTATTATAGTCCATATTTGTTGAGGAGAATGCATTTGAGTTTTTAACACAAATTCTAATTCTTTTCCAAAAGTTTCAAACATATATCCATCATATCCAGCATTTTTATCTAAATGATTTTTTATAGGATGATATTTTCCTAAAAAATCATCATAAGTTAAGTATTTTCTCATATTTCTATATAATCTATACCTTGTTCTAAAAATTTTAATAATGTTTTATTATCATTCTCTTCTATTTCAAAATCTAAATTATCTACTGAATCAATAATAAAATCTATAAAATATTGTTGTGAGTCATCACACCACATTGAAGGGTTTACATTTGTTTTTATAAATTTTTTAAATTCAAAACTTAAATTAGGTTCATAAGCTATTTGTATTATTCTCATTTTCTAAGTATTTTTGTTTAATTTTTGTTTCTATTTCGATTAAATTTTTAAAAGGTTCATTTTCTGTCCAAGTTACTTCTAAAACTCCATTATCACTTGAAGCAAATAATGTAAAAGGATATATTTCCTCTTTGTACTCTAAATCATTTCCTACATCAACTGTTATTTCACCTGCTAACCATTTATCTATTGCAAATGGTTCATTTTCAAATTCTATTTTCATATTATTAATTCTTTTGCTTTTTGTGATTTTAATGCTATCTCATTGGCTAATTTTTCATTTTCTTCGTTGTAATTCACATTTTTATGTAATAGAATAGTTTTTAATGGTTTATTTTTATAAAAAACAGTCATTTTACCTCTCATTCTATCTATTGCATAAGATACATCTTTTAAAAATTCTTGTTTTTCCATTTTTAAAAATTAAAAAGCACCTATAAGATAATTCCTATAGGTGCTTCAAGTTAAATAACATGCTTCTAAACTAATATTGCATTTTCAATTAAGGATTGTTTATTTTTATATAATCCTCTTGCCCCTGTCAATGAGAATATATCACTCATATATGCATGCAATTTTAAATGTTGTTTATCAAAATGCATAGGATGAGATGCTTTAAATGCTTCAGTAGTATTATTGTACAAATCCCACACAGTATTATCTTTAAAATTTGTAGAAGTTTTTACTTCTTTTTTAAGAATAGATAACTGAGTTTCGCTAATCATAGATTCATTAATGTACATATCTCCAATAATAGATGCAATTTGATTATCTGATAATTGAATTTGTTTCATCTCTTCTGCATTTTTTCTGAGTTTTTCAAATTCTTCATCTATGGATTCTACACTGAGAACAATATTATTTCTCAAATCTTCCAATACTGTTCCACTATGTTTTTTAGAGAATTTATTAGTAACATCCATGCTTATCATTCCATTAGAACAAACCAACACAATTACACCATTTGTCAATTCTGCTTTACGCATTTTATTATAGGAATTAGTAAAGAAAATAGCAGGATTAATTTCACCATCTGGATTTTCAATGGTAAAATTACCTGTCATGATTAATCCATTATTAGCTGTAAGATACCTTTCTGTTTTTACACTATGTCCTCTTTTATACAGTTCTTCTTTGATTTCATCAATAAATACTGCATGTGAGACGGGCTTGTAGGTACGTGTTTGTGTAGGAAGAGGTATTTCTCTTAAAAAGTCTGTGTTATTTGTCCAATTTTTCATTTGTTTATTAAATTTAAAATTTCTTGAATAGTTTCTAATCTGGTAACATAACTTTCAGAAGTTATGTTGTATTTATTTTGGATAGTTGTATCTGTTAGATTTTGCAATTCTGTAATTATTTCTAATTTATATTCATCAATTGCCTGCTCTACATTAGCTAAAACTAATCCAAAATATTGTTCAGGTATTCTACCTTGCTCTTTTTGTTTTAGGATTTTATCTTTCCATTTCATCTTTTAATCTATTTTCTAGTTCATAAGTAAATATTAATAAAATAGCCATTATTTGTTTACCTTGAATAAAATATTGTTCTTCTTCATTCCAAGTAGATTTTTCTAATAAATATCTAATAATACCACTAATATGAGAAGTTGTTAAATCTTTGAGGGGTTTATAAATAGTTTCAGGTAATCTTTCATTTTTTTCATTGTAGTTTTGCCCCCAAGTAAAAAAAGAAGAAATTAAACTCATTACATTTTTAATATCATCTGTTAAAAGTTCTCCATTGTATCTAATATAATCAAACCCCCCATCAATAAAAGATTCTTCACATCTGCATGATTTAAAATCATGACGATAAAATGAAAATAATATATCTTCACACTTTTTACATTTTATATAGTTTATTTTCATAACCATTTCTTTTTTAATACTTTATCCCAATAACAAATTGTTGTTTTTACTCCATCCTTATATGATGACCATATACAAGGAAAATCTTTTTTTGCTTGTTCTATTCTTTCTTTAGTAGATTTTGTTTTATCTGTATCTCTTGAATAAGCTAACCAACATTCCCAATAATGATTTTCATCTTCTTTTGGAGCAAATATTAAAGCTATTTGCCATTTAAAGAAAACAAAAGACCAAACAGGGTTCCATTCAAACCTATAATCATTCCATTCCCATTTAGTTTTCCAACCTAATCCCACAAAATCAAATCCTATCTTTTTAGAAACTGGATACAAGCAATTTAAATTATCTCTATATATTTCAGAATAGGTTCTAACTCTTTGAATATTTTTAGGATTTCTAATATTAAAATCCCTTTCTTTTTGTAAAGTTTCTAAAGCAGCTTTTTTAGCTAATTTAGGAGTTGCTTTTACCCAATTTCTTGGAAAGAAATAAGGTGTTCCTACAGCTACTTTACCAATATATAATTTTGGCATTATAGTTTTAAAAGGAGAGTTATATACTTTTAAAAACTCAAACTTCTTAAAAAAGTATTTTATCTCAAAAAGGTAATTCTTTAATTTCATCATAAATTTTTTTATCCCAGATTATTTCAGTTCCTTGACCATTATTTCCAATTAATATTTTGTTTATCCAACTAAATACATTTTCATGATTAAAAGGTCTACTTTCTCTTGCAGCATGAGCAGGATGCTCTAAAGATTTTGAATAATGTATAAAAGGAGTTTCAAATTTTTTTAGTTTTTGAGCTTCTTTTCCAAAATAAACAAAAATTAAACCATTAATAGAATTATATACATTTTCATATAAATATTTATGAAAGGGTATCCATTTTTCTATATGATTACCAGCTTTCATGTGAGAGGTAGTCATACCTGCATTTAGCATCAATATTCCCTGGTTTGCAAGGTAAGATAAATCATTAATATCTTGTAAATTATAATTTTTTATATCATCTTTTAAACCATCCAATAAAGCAATTAAAGAAGGAGGTAATTTTTTCATTTGCGTTGAAAAACATAGTCCGTCTGCAACATCTTCCTTGAAGACTCTAGTATGATATGGACACATTCCTATAAACACTACTTTCAAATCTTGTTTTTTACATTCTTTAAAAGGTCTCCATAGCAAGTTACTTTTTGGAATAGTGTCTCTTTTGGGTTGATTTTTTAGAAACTGGTATATATTATAACATTCTTCTCCTTCTATAAACGGTTGTAAATCTTTATGCCATGATTCATCTATTAATTCTTTAAAAGTATCAAACTTCAATTTTTTCATTTCTTCTAATTTATTCATATCAAATTTTTTCTTTTAAAGTGATTATAAACATACTCTATTCCATATTTTTTACCTAAATCCGCAAAATCGGTAATGTTTTCTTTTAGGTATTTATCTGGAACATTGCAATGTTTAAAATTATAGTTATTAGTTAAAAGCCAAGAAGCAGCTTTTCCCTTTGTATCATTATCATAAAGAGTATAGACTTCTTTATCATTTAAAGATTTAATAGAATGTTCATTAAAACAACTTAAATCTTCTGCTTGAGTTGTAATCATACAAGTATTACCAATAGCTTTACTTAAAACCATTTTATCTTTTTTAGATTTCGATATAAAAACTCTTCTACAGTCTGATACATTATTAATGTCCTCAATAAAATCAAAAGCACAATTTGTAAACCATTTTCTTTCTTTTTTAGCGAATGGAGAGTATAATTTCCATTTATCTATTTCAGGATAATAGTAACAAAAAGTAAGTTCCGTAGATTTTAAAATTAAAGGAACTTTATTAATCCAAATCTTTTTAGGAACAAAAATATGTTCACGTTTTAAATCTTCTATGTCTTGGTAATAATCACTCCAATATTTTAGTTCTTCGTTAGTAAAACTTCTTGTAGCTACTACAATATCAGGAGCATTTTTCTTTTTAGTTATTTTAGATATAGGTAGTTCTTTGATTATAGCTTCATAGCGAGAATTATCTTGTTCTAAAATACCGAAGTCTTTTGCAATTTTTTCAAGAGCTTCCCTATAGTCTAATGAAAACATTTCTCTAACAAATGTTATACAATCGCCTTTGTGATGACTATTGAAGCATTTAAAGATAATATCTCCATCTTGAGATTTAGTGCCTATAATCATAGAAGGATTTCGCTCTTTTATAAATGGACTCAAGCACAAATGATTTAATTTAAAATCGTAGGGATAATAAAACCTAAATATTTGTTCTTGAGATACTTTCTCAAATATCAAATCCTTTAAATCTACTTGTTTTTTAACTTTCACTTTTATAATTTTTTATATACTCTATGTATATCAAAAGATTCATTTTCATATTCTTCATAAACAATTTCATCTATTTCAAAACTATCATTTATGTAATTATCATCAGGTTCTGACAAAAATTGTTTTAATGCTTTCTCTACAGCATCTTCTAAATTAGATGCATTTACTTTATATCTTTTACAAGATTCCCAACTAATAGGAATATCATACTCTTTTTCTTCCATAAATACAAAATTAAAAAAGTCCTAACAAATCAATGTTAGGACTTCATTATTAAATTATGTCAACTTGTTAATAATCTGAACTTGTTGTGTCTTCAACCAATGATTTCTCTTGATTAACAGGATTTTCTTCTGATTGATATTCTCTAATTTCTTCATTAACTGTGTAGCTGTTATCTCCATATTCTCCGTGAATATTATTTAAGAAATTAGCTAATTCATACATAGAATCATCCCCAATTTTTGCTTTAGTATCAAAAGTATGACAATTCTCATATAAAAATAAAAAGTTTTTATTAACTCCATCTTTCAATAATCCATCAAAATTTTTAGATGCATAATTTCTAAAGAATTTCATGTATTTAGAACTTGCAAATGCTTTAGTACTAATTGTTTGGTATTCTTTAGTTTCTGTAGAACCATCTTCTTGCTCAACATCTTTAGTTCTAACTCCAAATTGTGCCATTACTGAAGAATCTCCAAAATCTGCAATCAAATTATTTAATTCTTTCATATCTCCATTCCAAAATTTCTTAGGATTTTCAGGGAACAAAGAACTTTCAATGTCAAATGGAGAGATATTAGTCCATTTAGCTAAAAACCCTAGAAAGGATGCTTCTCCTTTTTTAGCTACTCTATAACTCAATGGCATTTTTTTCTTGCCAGGAGTAAATTTAAACCAATCAGGAAGATTAGATTCACTATCTACATAAGTAGACTTTCCATGTTGAGTAACATATTTTGTTTTACCTGTTGAAGAAACATCATCTACATCATAAAGAGTAAAATTAATAGGGAAGATTTCCTCAGTTTTATTTTCTTGAACCCATGCAGTAATAGTTAATTTTTTACATGTAATTTCATCTTCAAATTCTTCTCCATCTTCACCTTTTCTTTTTACCTTAATAGTAGCATCATCTTTTACATACTCAAATTCAGGTTTTTGTTCATAATCATCTGCTCTTTCAATACCTAATACTTTGTCAAGCTCGAGGCGTGATGGGTTAAAAATAAGAGGTGTTACTAATGCTGTGCCCACGTAGAGGGACTTTTCTGTGTTGTTTCCTTTGTTAACTTTCATTTTTGTTTATTTATTTATTTAAATTCTATTTCTGGATAAATTGTTGACCAATATGTTTTAGGAGTTTTTCCTTTTGCTAAATCCTCTGAAGAAATAAAATCAGCTAATTTTATTACTTTGTTAGACAAATGAGCATTTCTTACTCCTAAATCTGATTCATCTCGTTTAGTAAAATCTATAAAACAACCTTCATTAGTTCGTTGAAAAATACCAATTGCTGATGCTTTCACTGTAAAAATTTTACTTAAAACTCCTTCTAAATCAATATCTACAGTAGATATGTCATCTTCAGATTTTTTAAATACTTTCTTCTTTTCTGCAATATGCCCTGCAAAGATAATAAATGGAGATGCATTTTGTTCTACAAATAATTTTACTTCTTCAAACTTTCTTCTAATTAGACGTACTCCTCCGTATTCATCCACTCTTTTAATATCTGTTTTTCTACTTTCAGGCTTAACATTTTGATTATATTCATGTAGAGCAGCAGAATTAGATACTTCAATAAATGAAGTGATAGTATCTAACATTAGAATAGGAAAAGGCATTTTATTAATATGAGCAATAAGTGCTTCGTAAGAGGATTTATCTTTTTTATCATCAAACTCTTGAAATAATTTCCAATAAGTAGGCATATCATTAGCTTGTTTTAATTCATCTACTAATTGAAATAACCCCATTGGCAACCATCCATATTTATTTGTTTTTTTGAAGGCTTCTTCTCCTTCATATCTTAAAACATTAACTTGATTATTTACAGGAAATCCAAAATCTTTTGTTCCTTCTTCACAATCAGCAATTAATATTTTAGGATAATTAGCAGCAGTAAGTGTTTTTCCTGTTTTTTTCTGTGAAATAAATACAAGATTTCTAGGAGATTTTAAAGAACATTCTCCTTTAATTAATTCTCCTTTTTCATTAAGTGGTAATCTACTAAACTTTCTTTCTTCTGTCATTTGTTATAATTTTCTACAAATATACTAATAATGTTAGACTTTTGATGTTAAAGAATCTTTATATAGTTTCTTTTATTTCTTCCATACCAAAGTAATACATCTTTTTCTTTGGTTACATCTATTCTTGGTCTGAATATTAGTTCTATGAATATTGCTATTAATATTGTTGTTATCATGTTAAAAAATATGATTTGTTTAAAACATTTTCTACAAGTGTAGGGTATTCTGACTCTGACATAGAGTTTCTTTTAGGGAGTTCCTTAAATTGACCACAAAAGCCGTTAAATGCTAAAGGAATTCTAAGGGAATCTTGTCCATAAGTAGATTTAAGAATTTGAATAGACCTAAAATAATTAGACCCATCACTTTTATCTATAAAATCTACTGGCTTGTAACCTGTTTTAGAGGATTGTCCATATTTAATAGGGTCAAATAAACTAAGTGCTAAATCACAAGCATCTCCTACATCTCCTGATTCTTTTACATCTTCTAACATTAGTTCATGTTCATTATCTTTTATTCTACTAACTGATGAAATACTTCTATTAACTTGAGCTACCCAAAAAGGAGAGCAGGATTCTAAATCTCTAAAACCTTGTACCATTTCTACTGTTTTATCAATCGCTTGTTTTTTGGAAGGAAGAACTTGAGTAGTTTTTATGAGATTACCATGATCTATTACAGGAATTACAATTTCATTGTCAGTATTTTTAATGTAGACTTTATATTCTTTTCCTTTTTTAATTATTTTATCATAAGTTCCTTTACTTTCTAAATGAGTTTTCATTACGGAATAAAATTCATTAGGAGATTTAGCTCCTTCATAAATAGTAACATAATCATTTAAAAGACAATCAATATACTCTTTTTGTTTCAACACTAAAGAATATTCTTCTTTAGTTAATTTTTCATCCCACCATCCTAATAACTTTGGTACAGGTATTTCTACACCTTCATTTCTAAAAATAGTAAAAGAAGCCCATTTAGCTATACGAAGTAATTTAGACCTCTCCATACTAAATAATTGAAAATCAGGCTTTAATTTATTTGTTGTAGGAGAAGACATATGAGAATCACAAGCATTTAAAATAATTGTATCCATCATTGAAGATTTTCCTGCACCACTCGTACTAAATAAAAGAGTTAAAATTCTTGGTCTTATATTAGCATATTTTCCTAATCTTTTTAATCCAATAGGAATAGCTTCATTTTTTCCTTGTATGCCTGAGTCTATTTCTTGTTGTAATAAATCAAACGTTGATTCCTGTAAATTCGTCTTGTTCATCTTGTTTTGTATCTGCATAGTTTTCATAATCTGTAGCAAAATTAGACATTCCATCTTTTAGAATATAATATCCTATAGTCTGAACATATTCAAATCTTGCTTTTACACATCTTTTAACATACGAAAGTAGTACTTCTTTTACTTTTTTTTCATCTTCTAAATTATACTTTTTAATAATTTTCTGTAAACGTAACTTTAAATCACTTCCTGTAGGAATAAATCCATATTTACCTTGAAGCATTTTTTGTTTTTTTCCTGTTAAATTAACTAATTCATCTTGAAGAGATTTATGTAATTGACTGTAAAAATCACTTTTTTCTTCAAATTGATTTAGTTCATCTAATAGTTGCTTACCCTTTAGAGTTAATTTATTGTTATTAGACATGTATTCATTTTCTTTTAAATGAAATATCTGAGAACTGAATTTTACATCTTCTAAAAAATTTTCAAAAGTATTTTCTTTTACATGTTCTAAAATTAAATAGTCCAATATTGTAATTGGACTATTTAAGATTTTTTTAATTAATTTATAATTCATTGTATAATATTTTAAATTTTAACCATATTCTAAATTTAGCAAGTAATAAAAATAAAGCATAATCTGTATAAGAAGTACAAAATGTTGTATTATTATAAGTACCACTTAAACCTTCTTTAAAAGAATATCCTTCAAAATCAAATATTTCCCATTTTATCTTGTTATCCATAATCTTTATGTTGTTTGTTTAGGAATTTTTGTTAAATTACCTTTTTTATATTGATGAAAAAAATCAATTATATTATCAATTTGAGAAATAGTTTGTCTATGGTCTGCATTAAAATGGTCTGACCCACAGACATAACATTCACTTTTGTAACCTTTAATTTTAATTGTAGGGAACTCATCTATTTGTACATTAATGTAATTTTCAAAACTAACTTCCCCCTGTGAATTAGAAAAACTATTTAAAAAAGGTTTAAATATATTTGAAACAATAAAATCTATTGAATAATTATAATTCTTATTTAGATATAATTGTGTAACTTCAATTAAAGTTTTAATTGATATATAATTTAATTTATAAGTTTCAAACAAATCTTTAAAAACTTCTTTAGCAGTTTCGTCATTATACCATTTATCATTTATTGTGCAATGATAAGTTCTTTTATATTTTTGTAAATCACCTTTTTTAAGAGATTTTAATTGTCCTTTTAATTTATCTAAAGTTATTATATTTTTATTGTATAATTCAGATAAAACTAATAATAAAAATATTTCATCTTCTAAATACCAAAGCCCTCTATCATAATGCCAAAAATAAAAATTATCCCCTACTTTAAATTTTTTGTTATCCATATTCCTTGTATTGTTTGTTTTACAAGTATAAATTCTATACCATTAATTGTTTTTATCCACATTATTTTAATTGTTTTAATTGTTCTCGAAGTTCTTTAATTTTTGTAAGAATATCATTAGTTATATAACCAATCATAGGAATATCTAAACTTTTTAATACTTCTATTTGAGTTAAAATTATTTGTTCTCTCACATATTTAGAATTAGCTCCTGCTATAAAACCTTGATAATAACTTGCATATAAATGTGAACTATCTTTAAAAACAATGCTATCTGTACATTCTTCTGCTTCTTTGTTTAAATCTATCATTTTAATTAGTTTTTAATAAAATTAAATAATCCTTCTCTAAATTTAACCCAATACTTTGAATTAGCGATTGTAGAGATTCTTTTGCTGTTAATATTTTATTTTCCATATTAATTTATTTATTATTTTGCTTGATACCAATTCTCTCCTGAATTTGCATCAGCATTCATTTTTATTAAAGGATTATTTATAAATTTATTTCCTGCTTTTCTCATAAAATAACCTAGTTTTTCCTGATATAATTCTACTAATTCATCTACTACTTCCATAACAAATTCATCATGAGGAATAATGCAAAGTTTTGCTTTACCTAAATGATTATTTTGTTTTATAAAATCAAATAACATACATGCAGCTAATTTTGTTTGATGGGCTGCTGTTGTTTGTGTTGGGTTATTTAGACAGAGCCTATAATATTGAGATTTTAATTTAAAAAATCTGGAAATAAAAGATTTATTTTTAGAATAGTAATCAAATGAGTTTTTTTTCTGAATTTCATAAACTCTTTTTTGCTCTTTTGCTTTTTCAAGTTTTTGAGATTCTTCTTTTCCTTCTCTGTATAATTCCCACTCTCTCTTAGATATTTGTTCTACTTTTATTTGTAATTCCTTAAATCTCTCAAAATCAGGAAGATGTAATTTAAATCCCATAGTAGATTCAATATATCCTAATTTAATAGCTTCTTGAAGTTTTTTATCTCCATATTCATAAATTCCTGAATGAAGTTGTTTAAATAACCCTTCTATTCTCATACCCTCCTTAACAGGAAGATTTTCATTAAGAGCTAAAGTATAACCTGTTCCTCCAAATTGAAAACAAAATCTTGGACTTTTAGAAGCATTTCTTTTAGCTTTGTGATCTTTAGTAATTTCTTCATCAGATAATTCTTGTAATTCAGGATAAAGAACTCTTGCAAAAGCACAATGTAAATCAGATCCATTAATTATACTATCTATCATAGCTTCATCTCCTGTAATATCTGCACCTACTCTAGTTTCTTGTCCTTCATAGTCTGAGACAATCATTTTAAATCCAGGTTTAGCTACTATACATTCTCTTGTACGTTGATTTGCAGGTAGATTTAAAGTATTTACATCTCCTTTTCTTGAAGAAATTCTTGCTGTATCTAAAATAGGATTGTAAGAAGTATAAATTCTACCATTTATTACTTTTTGTAAAATGTTTTCTCCAAAAGTAGTTACATCATGTTTAGCTGATTGATAATCTAACCATAAATCTACAAATTCATGCTTAGTTTTTTTAATTACATTCTCTGAAATAGATTCTTTTTTTTCATCATCTAATACATTAATATTAAGGGCTTTAAATACAGGAATCATTTGTTTAGGAGAAGTTAAATCTAATCCTAAAATTGGTTCAGTAATAAATAAATCTAATTGTTGCTGATGAAACTGAGGTAAATTTTTGGTTATATAGTTACTAACAAGTTCCTCTTTTTCTTTTAAAACTTGTTTATCTAATTCAATCTTTTGTAACCATTTTTCTTTAGATAAAGGTACTCCACATTGTTCCATATAAGCTAAAGCTTTAATGTATTCACAATGTAAATCATAAGTTTCTTTGAAACTTCCTTCAACTATTTTAGTTTCTAAATGATTATGTAATTCAATTAATCTATCTACATCATTAAAACAATATTGAATTGATTTAGATGTAGATAGTTTAATTTTATTGATGTTTTTTTGTTCAGATTTATCATAACTAATACCTAATTCTCTTTCAAATACAGTTCCAAAATCATGTCTATATTCTTTTATTCCATTGTAAAGTATTTTAGAAGCTATAAATGTATCTTTTACTTTTTCAGGATAAAATCCGTATTTATAAAAAAATCCTAAATCAAATGTTAAATTATGACCAATTAAGATTTTATCTTTTAAGTAAGGAAATACATCTTTTGGATGATAATTATCCCCATAACATTGAATTAAATAATTATTTTCTCCAGTACCAATTTGAATAGCAAATATATCTCCTAAAATTGGTTTTAATGAGGTGGTCTCCGAATCCACTGCAATTGTATCTGGAAGAATCATATCTTCCAAATTACAATATTCATATTCACCTATTTTAGTAAAATAACTTCTGTCTTTTGTAACAATATAATTCATTATTGTAAATTTAAAAATTCTTCATATTCTCCTGGTTTTCTAATAGGACTTTTAGCTAAAATTTTACTCATTTCTTTTTTAAAAGAATACTTCTCTGAAAATTTTAAGAAATCCTTTAGGACAGATTTTATATATCTGTCCTGGATGTAATTCTTGTTGTTTTAGAAATTCATTTATTAAATGTTTCATATCAAATAACTATTTTTAACTTTTAATAAATTAACTAATTCTTTAATAGCAGCATCTTGAAACCCTCTTGTTTCATCTTTTACTTCATACTTTAAATGAATATATTCTTCTATTAAAGTTTCAATAATAGTTTGTAATCCGCTTTCTATACAAATTTCAGATAAAATAATTTTTTGATTTTGAATATCTGCTAAACCTAATACATCTTTTTTTTCAAACCTAGCAATTACTATTTCAAAATCAGTTACTTCTTTGTAATCACATTCAATAAAGAATTCAATTGCTTTTTCTAAAGAAGCTTGATGTAATTTAGAAAGTTCTATTTCTACATAGAATTTATCTTTATAAATTTTAAATTTAGATGCAATATTATTATTATCTAAAATAGCAGTAGCATGATTATAAATAGTATCAGGTAATATGATACTTTTAGCTTGCTCTTCTATGGATAATAAACCTGCCAAAGCTCTAGGAGCTATAGTAATATTTTTTAAACATTCTTTATACTCTTTTGACATTAAAGAACTATTAACAGATTGAAAATCAGATGGAATGCATTCTATAAAATTATTATTAGCACAATTTGTTAAAATATTCATTATAACTTCTTTATTGTTACATTGATAAATTAAATTCCAAATCTTAGATGCCATTTGCCAAGTATATTTTACTAATCTATTTTCATCTATATCTACTTCTGTTAAATCATAATCATAGATAGATTGTTTGTCTGTTTCCATACATCTAATCCCTTTTCTATATAGATTTAATTTATCTCCTCCTTTTTCTAAAATTTTACCCGAACTACATTCAAATAGTATTTTTTTATTTTCAGCAAAATATTCGTCAAATTTAGAGATATAATTAGTAATTTCTGATTGAGATTTAATATAGAAAGCAGTTTTACCTTCTTCTATTGTAATATCTTTTACAAATTCTAAAGTATGTTCTCCTTCATCAATTGAATTACAATAAATTTCTCTGATAGATTGAGCTAAATTCCAATCTTTTCCAAAATCAGTAGTTATGGAAGTTTCTTTTCCATTTACTAATATAACATCAAATTCTTTATCTCTGAATGATTTTTTTATAGTAGATAAAATTATTTCATTATTTCCACTGAATATTTTTAAATCGTAATTGTTTCTTAGTAAATAAGCTAAAGAATATTTATTTCCTGAACCAAACATTCCTATTTTACTATTATCCCCTCTTTTAGAAGAAGCCCCTAACAAAGTGAGAGCTTCTACATCTAATAATCCTTTATTTGATATTTTTAAGTAATTCATTTTAATAATTTATTTTAATAATTTATATACTTTTTCCCAATCTTCTTTTTTACAATTATGGTAACAACCTACATTTAATGATGAAATTGTAACATTATAAGGATTTTTATCTCCTTTTAAAAAAGGTATAATGATTTCTCCAAAACTATTAATAATATCTCTAATCCATTCTTTAGGTAAAAGTTTATTATCAGGTTTATACCAAGCCTCTCCATTAATTACTTCAATTTCAAAATTACCTTTATTACTACTATGCATAGTAATTATTTGTTTTTCTTCTTCATACACTGGTTCAAACCAAATGTCTAATACTTTAGCTTCTTTTAGGTTTTTAATAATATGATTTCTATCTGAACATATAGTATCGTTATCACTTTTCGGTATCCAATTTGAATCTCCAAAACAAATCATTGATGCTGCTTTTCTATATTCAGGTTTAATTAATTTGTAACCAATAATTTCTTTTTCCATTGTTTCAAGTTTAAAATCTTTAGCATAAAACCACAAGTCAGTATCCCCTTGTAATCGTATTTTATCCTCTTTAATTTCTGCAATTGCTCTTTTATGACTAGGAGTAAAAATAGGGTAAACAGTTCCAAATATTGCCTTTATATTTTGTTGTTTACCTATTACAATATCTCCTACTTTAAATTCTCTTTTTTCCATGTTATTTTGTTTTCGTCAAAAAATAATAAAGCTGTTTTCATTCTTGATTTTTCAAATTCTGTATCTGAACATATAATATGAATATCAGCTTTTTTATCTAAATTGTCATATTCTATACCTAAAAACCTACATAATTTTTGTCCAGCTTCTTCTGGAGAACCAGAAGTATAATTTACTAATCCTTTGGAAATAGGTAGAATAGTTACTCCTGATTCCATCATTTTTATAGTTGCTAAATGAGTTCCTTTTCCATTACAGAAATCTTCAAAAATTTGTTTCTCTTTAGATTTAGAGTGATAAACAGGAATATTTAAACTATCTGCAATATTTGTAGATCCACAAAATACTAATATTCTTTCATCTTTAAATTTATTAAGAATCTCTAAAGTTTTATTTTTCTTAGCTAAAGAGTTTTGAAGTAGAGAAATTATTTTTAAGTCTAAATGAAAATAAGATTTCCTTTCTTCTTCCATTTTATTTTTTAAGTATAATAACTGACCAAATCTTCTTTTCTCAGTTATTATTCCTTTTTTGGTTTCTATATAAGGTATGCTATCATTTAAATCAACTAAATGAATTGTTATGTTATAATCAGCTAAAATACCTTCTTCTACTCCTTTGTTAATAGAATATCTATAGCAAGTGGATATTCCTAACTCTGAAAATAATTTATCTCTTGTTTTATTAGTAGTTGTTCCATCTAATGCTAAAGTGGAATTGTTGTCTACAATTGATTTAGCTTTTCTTATTTCATTTAAAGACAATTCATGAGGTTCATCTAAAATAAATAAATCTCCTTTCCAATCTTTAAATTTTTCAATAGATGTATGTGTAACATATTCTATGTCAACATCAAACTTCCATTTTTCTAAATCATTTTTCCAAGATTGAATTACTTCTAAACGAGGGGCAGCACATAAAATCTTTTTATAATTCATTTTTTGCATTACTAAAATTGCAGTCCTGGTTTTGCCGAACCTCGGGCATGAATTAATCATAGATTTTTTATTAGAAGATATCCACATATTAGCTGCTTCTTCTTGTCTTATGTTTCTAATATTGGTCATTCTGTTTTAATTATTAATTCTTTGTACCATATTGCAGCCCCATATATTCTTTCCATTATTTTGGTATTTTCCATTCTTTTAATTTTTTATTAATGTGAAATTGAAATTGTAATCCTAAGAATAGTAAATCAAAACTGAAAATATGCGATAATGTATTTATTTTAAAATAAATGTGAAATCTTTTCCACATTATAGGAACAACCACAATATTTAAGTAAAATATTCCTATTTGTTTTTTAATTATTCTCATTTTATTATTTTTCAAAGTGAGGGATGAAATTACCTTGAGTACAACCTACAACAGGAATCATAGCGTCTCCTTTAATATCAACATAAGGATGTTTTATCATGTTTTTATACCAAGTTTTTTCAAATTGCTTATCAATTTTAGAAGGTTCTACAAGTACATGATATCCCCCACGAGTTCTTAAATAATGTACCCCCTTAGTTCCAACATTTTCTTCAATAAAAGGTTTTAATTCTGTTAAATTAATTTTTTTATCTTCAGGAAAATCTATATCAAAATCTATAAAGCAAGCTCTTGATTTACATTTTTGTATAGCTGACATAGCTTCTGCATGAATATTATATCCTGTTGCATTGGCTATTTGAATATCTGCTATACGTTTAATTAAATTAAACATTGCTTTTCTTTGACTTCTTGGATTAGGAGTTATATATAATGCTAATGCTTCTTGTGGAATATTATCCCCATCCTTAGTTTTATAACTACCAAAAGTACATTCCATTTGTTGAATTTTTTGTTTCATTAAAGATTTTTTATGAACAGTAATTCTCTTTAATTGTGCTTTATCAGTTTTAATATGAGGAAATTTATTACTACCATCTTCATTTTTAGCATATTTTGACCTTGCAAATAGGCATAAATAGTAACATTCATCTTCTCCTAATTCAGGAAGCCATTTTATAAACTCATCTAATTTTCTTTCATCTTTTATTATTTCATAATTCATTTGCATTGATTATTATGTTCGCAAAATTAAAAATTTATATTTTTTTAAATATGAAAAGAGTATTTTTAAACCAGGGAGCTTCACTCAAATCAATATTTCTTACTTCTTCAGTTTCTTTTTCCATTAGTTTAAACCCTCTTTTTTCTATCAATGGTATAATTTCATGATTATCAAGACAATTAACATGTCCAAATCCTGCTTGTCCTCTAATAGCCCATGAAGTAATTAAATAATTACTACAAGCATTTGTAATATTGTCTAAATAAACATTCATATATTCAGCAGGAATATGTTCCCCCACTTCTAAAGATATTACTGTCCCTGATACTCCAGACACTATTAATTTAGTTAAATCCTGTTTTCTTATATTATCAAATACTTTATTTTTAGGAATATCTGCTTCATAACCTAAAAGATTATCAAATCCATAATCTTCTAAATCTTTAAGATAATTACCTAAACCACAACCTTGATCTCTTATTTGGTCAAATTTACTTATATTTTCTCCTAAAAACTCACATATCCATTTACTTAATTCTTTACAATGTACATGATGTACATGTGCTGTTTCTCCATTCCAATACCCTGTTTCTGCTATTTCTTTCATTATTTATAAGTTTTTATTAATTCTAAACATTCTTCTCTACTACCCTCAATTCCTTCATTATAATAATTATAGAATTTATTTAATTCTTTAGCATCATTTGAATTTGGTTTTATTTTATATTTATTTTCCTTAATTAAATAAAATGGTTGGTAGAGTATTAAATTTCTATCTATATCTAACCAAGTATTAAAATCTCCCCCTGTTATAGCACTTCTTAATTCTACAAACATTATTTCTTAATTTTTATAAACCAACAATCATTATTAATTTTATCTGGGTCTTTCTTAAAGTATTGTTTAAAAGCAGTTTTAACCCCTATCCAAGCATTATAGTCATGTCCAGCTAAAATACCATTATTTTTAATTTTGGGATACCATGCTTGAAGATCTAAAAGAACAGATTTTTCAGCGTGACTCGCATCTAAAAAACAAACATCTACACTATTATCCTCAAATAATTTAGCAGCTTCCCAAGAATAATCTTTGATAACTGTAAAATTATTATCTAAATGTTTAGTATTTTCTGTAAATTCTTCATACATCTTAGAAACATCAACTTGTTTGTAAGCATCTACTTCTTTTAGGTCATTTGAACCACTGTCTCCTTGAAATGTATCTACAGTATAGAATTGAATATTTCTATTTCTATTAACTATTTCTGTAACTATAAATGAAGTAGATTTTCCTTTGTAAGCTCCTAATTCTACAAATATTCCTTTCTCTGGAGTGGCATCCAATAATTCAAGGTATTGTTTTTCCATGTTGAACCAACCTTCTATAGATTGATAATTGTGTTTAATCATTTTAATATTTATTGCTTGTTCTAAATTAAATTCTTTATTTTCACTAAACCATTTTTTAGCTGTTGTGAATCTATCTCTGATAGTTTGTTCACTATCACTATATTGAATTCCCCAACCATATTTTTTATTTTCTTTTGAAAGTCTTTCAAAATTCCTTCTATATCTATTTATAAGATATTGTTCACTTAACATTGTGTAATGAAAGAGATTATAGACATTTTTACTAAACTTGATTTCTCCTTTTGGATTAGCAGAATGACATCCTGCTTCATAATTTATTTCTTTTATCTTAGATTTATTAAATAAATAGTATTTATCATACTGTTTAGCCCTAATACCAAATTTAATATTATCAAAAATTAAATCATCTTCAAGATTAATCATATTATATCCTTTTGATAATATAATAGAGCAATCTTCTTTTTTCAATTGTTCTTGGTTTATATCAAGAAATTCATCTGCATCAGCAATTAATACCCAACTTGTGTTAGCCTTTTTCCAACAATTATTTTTTATTTCTAAATAAAGATCATCTCTAATTTCATTATTAGAATTGTAATTTATTATTTTACAACTGTTTTCAATAGCTATTTGTCTACTATTATCAGTGGACATGTTATCATATATAGTTATTTCACAATTTGGAAATCTTTCTCTATAATGATTAATAAATTTTTGAAGAATAATTTCTTCATTATATATTATTGCAAAAATTTCTATCATGCTATAAAAATAAAAAAAGAGTAGGAATTAACCTACTCTTTCCAACTATCAAACCTTTAACAAATTATTAAAACAATTCTTCTGCTAAATTTACTAAAAATGTATGAGAATCTTTAATTTGAATTGCACTTTCTTGTGCAGATTTTAAATTTTCTTCTGCTTGTAATAAAGCAGTTCTTTTGTTCAAAATGTTTTGAACATTAAAGGGTTTTAATGCTTTGGAGTCTTCTAATTCTTGTTTAGCTACACTTACTGCAATTTCTGCCTGTTTTACATCACCTTCTACTGCCAATACTTTTGATTTTACACTTAATGTACCTTGTTGTAATACATTAGCTGCTTTTTCTACTTCTAAATCTAATAATTCTTTATTGATTTCAGATTCTGTTCTTGTAATTAATTCCTTGTACTTCATAACTTTTGTTGTTTTTACTTTTGTTGACATAATTTCTAAATTTTAATTGTTTGAATTTGTTTTGATTTAATTTTTGTTAAGTTTAATTCTAAATGTATAGGAGATTCAATAGTTATTGTTTGTAATTTTGTTTGTTTTTTGATAATTGAAGGAATATAATCACCTTGTTCTTTATAATTTGTTTTATAAATTTCTCCTTCTATTAAATCACTTACAGTAAGTTGTTTTGGTTTATTTTGAGCTTCATAAGCTTCTTTAGTTGATAATTTTACTAAATCCTTGAAAGGCTGTTCTCTTTGACCATTTTCAAATCTAATACAACAAAAATTATGGTTAGTCCATTCTTCTACTTTAACAATTTGCCCTTTATATTTAGTATCAATATATTCAACATATTCAGGAATAACTTCTTCTAAAAAATCACTTGCTTTGTAAAGTGTAAATCCTGCATTTATCCAATATTGTTTATCACAATAATCATCACTATAACAAGATATGTAATTTTTATTTTCTTTAAAACATCTTTCTCCCTTTTGCTTAGTATGACCTAATAACTTTTTAATTTTATCAAATTCCTCTATAGAATTAACTTCTATAGCTGTTTTAGTTCTTTTGTAATCATTTATATTTTTTTTCATGTTAATTGTTTAAATTTAAAATCTCTATTATTTATATACATATTGAGTAATCTTTCTAAGACAAATGTGAAAAATGGATAATAGTCAAGTTCTGTATGTAGTTTTAATTGATCCATTGGTAATCCTTTATAATTACTATTTTTCCAAGATAAATCTTTATATTTAGTTTCTAATAAATAAATAGCAGGTTTGATAATAGTGTTTACATAATCTTTATAAATAGATGTTTTCATTACTACAAAATTACTATAAATAACATATTCTGGTTCTCTTATTTCTAATTCTAAATCTTTACATAAAGGGTAGAATAATTCTTTAAAACCTGGATGAGCTTTCTCAGTAAAATCTAAATATTTTCCTTTTAGATTATATTGTAAGCATAATCCATAAATATCAAAATCAGGATTATTCTCTAAAAGCCAATATAACTTTTTTTTAAATAATCCTGTTTTGAATGGAAATTTGTGTGAAAAAATACCTAAATATTCATCATTTATATTAAAATTATCAATTATGTCTATAAGAACGTTATATTCAAAAAAATAAGACCTCTGCTCTATAGTTTTTATATGAGAATTGTCATACTTTTCATATTCAACTATTTGATTTTTATCATAGACTATAGAGTAAATTTTAGTTTCCATTACCAAATTTTTCTTTATAATAATTCTCAAACTGTTGTTCAAATATTTTCTTAAATGCTTCATGTTTTGTTACATTTGTCAATAAAGTCTCTTTCATTTGTTGGTTTTTTTAATATTGCTCTGCAAAGTCTATTTTCCACTTATAATTCATTGAATGTGTGTTATATATCATTAGGCGTTGTAGCTGTTAGCCGCAAGTTAGGCGTAATGGCTACCATCCGTCCATCACATAAGTTATCTTACAATC